AGTATTCATAACCAAGTATAGTCTCTTCTAATTGAATAATATCTCCAGCGTCACATACAAACCATTCGCCTTTGACAAATCTATTTTGGTTTTGTTGCATAAATTGATATTCAAGTTTTTTAGCTGTAGCTCTGCTGTCACATATAAATACTTTATATAGTGTTATATCAACAGGGCTTTGACTTTGAATAGAATACCATCTATTGTTTACATTACTTGTAATGCCTATTTTCCATCTATCAGTACCTAGTGCATGCATAATGTACAAAATAGGTTTATCATTAAATTCCATTAGCATAAATTGCAAATGCCTTAAATAAGTAGTTGTTGTCATAGCTTCACATTGAGTATATACTCCTGTTTATCCTTCCATGCTTTCACCTGGTATTCACCCTTGGGCAGTTGCATCCATGTCTCACCAAAGGTAGGTACAGTATCAGTGTAACCTATTACCTGAATGTAGTCGTATTGATCCATCTTAATGTATCCGTATGCATCACATTTCTGTGAGCTCTTGCACCCTGTTAGTATACTAACTAACAAGAGTAATTTCAAAATATCTGCCATGTTGGTCTTTGTTTTTAGTGAATTTATATCCTTTATAAGTTGCATAGGCTTGCACCCATTTAAGGTACTTCCTGCTGTCAATATCTTTGAAGCCATTAGTATCAGCTTGAAATGACTCAATGCTGCTTTTATTGTAGTGTCGTACATCCAATGAGATATTCCCATCCATGACATAGTCATAGAATTCCTTGCATGTGTTTTGGATGAAACGCTTAGCATTGGCATTAATGGATACACTTCTCACCAATCCATTCTGCAGGTACATTTGCAGGTTGGATAGCATGTAGTTATCAAATGCACTCCATTCGTCTGTACTCCACTCATCAAATAATAGCTTACCGTACTCATCCTGTGGGTTACGTTGGCTATTGAAGTACTGAAAGAACTCTATCTCATGCCTCCTACGGTCATGTGAGGTACCGGCACCACTAATCACATAGTTGGTAGTGATAACTATCTTAGGTGAACGTTCAAATGGAATATATATCTCATCCTTATTCTTTCGGTTGACCGGTATACCCTCAGTGATAAGTGAGAACAGTTGCTCAAAGTCAAAGTGTTTCTTAACATCATCAAATGCAAGGACCTGAGTATCCATGTTAACACGTTGGTACACAAAGTCATTCTTACTTGGGTTGTATGCCTTACCATCTATCTTTATTATTTTACGGATATTGCCGATGGCTGTCAACATCAAGCTCTTACCACTACCTCCGTTGGGGTTATCATCAATCTCTTGGTCATTAAAGATGATTGCCTTTTGGTCTGTCTTATCTTTGAATGTATGGATGAGGTAGCCAAGGGTTGACTCCATTGCTTTGATACGTTGTTCATCCTGTGCTGATACCTTATGTACAAAATCTTGAAAATTGTTATCGTGTATCGCGATTTGGGTATATTTTCTTTTGATTATTTGCTCTTTCCAAATGTACCCATCAATATCAATGTAGCTCATGAGCTCCACCTTATCCTTGGATACCTTTGCCACTCCGTTAAGAAATGGGATATAAGATGAGTAGCGATCATCCTGCAGGATACGCATGTCAATTGACTCTAGCATGTTAAGGTGTGACTCGGTGAATAGTTGAGCACTCTTAGCACAGTGATTGTAGACATCAAGTTCACCCTTTGCTAGGCAGTACTTGAGTACAAAGTCCTTGATTAGCTCCACTGAGCTTTCACTAACCTTGTTCTCTTCAATGTAAACATAGGTAGGCTTATTACTTCGTTCCGGATAGTACTTAGCAAAGCCATGTTTTTGTAGGAACTTAGCATAGTCATGCGGCACAATAGTAATTTTCTTGCCATCTGCTTGCCAAAATACATCATCACTATTTTGTACCTCCTCTTTCACTGACTCAATGATTGAGCTACTAACACCTAGCTGTTTTTGGATGTCCTCATCTTTAATACCCTCTTTTAATTTCAGCTTCACCTTGTTAACGGTGTTTGCATCCTCAAAGTACCTGGTATTGAAGTTGCTTGATTTGTATGCATTGGCTACAGTGTTATTGATTTCACTTGCTGTAAAGTCCTCCTGTGCATATTGCAGGAGGTAATTCTTAGCAGCATACTGATCAACCCCATACTCACACATGCAGCAGGCCACCTTGAATGTCCAATTATTTCTACCCTGTTCAAACACCCCATGGTTAAACTTCATGATGAGCTCAATGATACGGTCCTCATTAGCAATGGGGAGCACTGCTATCTTTTCTGCCTTGTGGTATCCTTTATCCTGGGTAATTCCTTGGAACACCTCGCAGAACTCATTGAGGTAGGCATCAGGGTCATAGCTTTCAAAGCAAACTCTGCTAACATTGCTATTGGCCACATCAAAATAATCACTATTGATATATTCCTTGTATGCTTCAAACCTCCGTTTGTGTTCAAACTTGTTACTCTCAGGTGTACGGATAACTACCTTAAGTCCATTTCCACTAGGTGAAGTGAACATCATGTACACATAGGGACATTCCTTGAGCCTGTTCCGTTCAGCTGTCAAAGTTGCCTTATCAGGATACTTATCAAAATCTAGCACACACAATCCTGAGTGTTGGATGAGTCCATCATCCTTGCGTTCAGAGAATGTGCCGTTAAACATGATGGCCATGAGTTGCATCTTGCTTTCACTATCTCCAGCACGTAGCTTTTTTATTTTGTTAATCAGCTCGGGGTTACCTTGCTTAATCCTGTTGTACACTTCTATTGCCTCAAGTGTGAAAGGTGTTTCTTTGGAGTTAAACAAGCTCCTGAAAACTGATATTTTTGGGTTATACATGGTTACAAATATAAATTAAAGACAATAAATTCCAATTAAAGACGATAAATAAAAATCATCGTCCACTCTATAAGCTAATGCTGTATTGACTTACAGCGATTTATGGACGATAAGACGATAAATTTTCCAAAGTACAAACTTTTTTAGTGGTGTATTTTATAGAGACCCTATATAAGAGAACTGTCCTATCGTCCAATCGTCATAAAAAAGAGGGAGCCTTGACCCCCTCTCTAGTATTAACCCTTAAAAAATTATGATAGCTCAAATGTAGATACAATCTCATTCTTAGTCATTCTTTCTTGAAAACTTTTTAACAATTTAGTAGGGAAGTTACCTGTGATTGTGACCCTAGTTTCCTCGTCATCTATCGGCATAACATCGACATCAAAGATATTAATATCAGCTCGTTTTGGCCTAATGAGTTCAGGAATGGGGTATATCATCTTGAGGTAGTTTTGGTCCTTTCTATGGTACCAATACTTGTGCTCTTGAATTCCATGCACCACCGTACTATGATCGCGGTTGAAGTACTGACCAATCATTGTAGTGGTCATGTGCCGGTTCTCATACATATAGTTGTACAGGTAGTATCTCTTGCTAACTATGTCCTGCTTTCTGCTAGGAGTATCTAGCTGATATACTTTAATGATATCCACTATATCCTCATTCAAGACCTTGCTTAGTTCAAATAATTCCTCACTCATATCTCTTGAATTTTATAGCCCCATTGCAGATACTGCTCTAAGGTCTCAGGTTCCTCATTCTCTTGATAAGCAAAGTTAAGCTGTCTTAAATAACCTTTCTCATCCATTCCCATGTAGCACCATGTGCCACCCTCTGGCTCTACTTCATCCTCAAGCCACATTCTGTAGTATTTTACGTATTTCATTTTTTATCAATAAAGTATTTATAATATATATCTTTTTTCACGTTATATTCTAGCTTTTCAAATAGCTTAAAATATCTGTAGACTGTTCTTTCACTTGTACCTAAGTACCTGGATATTGCCATCACTGTTCTCGGTTTTTCCTGCAGCATAGCTAATAGCCTTAGTACCCTATATATTTTGTGTTGGTTCATTAATCTAATCTTTTAGGGTCATTAACTCCTTTGAACAGGTTGCTTGTAGTAGCTATCATTCCGGTAGCTTTCATAAAGTCAACCTCAGCCTTAGCACTGTTTATCACTGAGTTAGACAGGTTAGAAATTGCCTGAGCCTTTTCTACCTCAGTAGATAGTTGTTCAGGTGTTAGCTCATCATCATTTAATCTCTCTAGAGCTGCAAAGAGGTGATCTCTAAGATCGTTCATTCCGTTTCTTGCCATTGTTTATTGTTTTATTAAGTTTACTTTTTAATTTCATGACCTGTTGCAGTTCCATTGGGAACCGTTGTATAGTATTCCTAGTCATGTTTTGTATCATTGGGATACACTCCAGGTTGCTCAGTTCTAAGTTCATGGTGTTACCATCAATGAACCTCACTATGTGCTTAGGAGGGATGGGTCCATTAGCTTGTTCCCATGTCAACCTGTGTGTTAAGGCCCATTTGCTATCTGCTAATTTTGTGTAGTGATACAATCTACCTGTTGAGTCCTTTCGGATGCTAGTTGCATTGGCTTCCCTGGTGTTGAATGGCTTGTTGCCTTTCTTAAACATGGTAGCAGCTGCGTTGGTTAGCAATAGGTTAGGACATTTAATGCCTTTGTTGAATGGCACATGACCTTTATCAAACCTTGTATGCTTACCTGCGTTTAATATCAGGGCCCGGTTAATTGCTTTCTTAATCTTAGGGTCTTTCTTTATCCCTCTGTTGTACGTTCTATTGTACACTTGGGATGCAGTCAACCCTAGATACTCACCTAACACCTTAGCAGGGATGTATGGGTATAGTATTTCTAGTATCTTATCTTGTCGCATACTTTCTCAATTACAAAGTGTCCGTAAACATGAGTTCCTGCTGCCCTGAACTGTTGGAGTTTCCAATTGCAGAGTGCTTTGGTAGGGAACTCATAGCTTTCTGCGAGCTTGCTTTCATAGAAGTATAGTAATCTGTACATGTGTTCTTACATTTTAAGTATTCTAAATATAGGGAGGTATTAAAGGAGCCCCCCTTATCTCCTGCAAATGACTGCTTGGTCCACCATCTCGCCATCTCTGATATATCTCTATGCATCATACCTCCACTCATCCTCATCAAAATAATTCATAGGGTCCTGCATGTCTCTAATCATGTCAGTATCCTGGATGCACCAAATAATCTCCTCGTTAAGTTGGTCAAGTTCTGTATCAGTTAGGATGTAGTCGAGCTCCACCTCACCAATAACCTGAGTAGCTACCACATTAGTGATCTCCACCTCATAGCTTTCATCTGTTATGTTAGTTATTTTGAACTCACAGTTACCATGCACATCATCAAAGTCAAAATAAGCTACTTCAATTCCTATTGTTACTTGCATATCATAAAGATTAAAGTGTGATACATTGCCACCATGGTACCCACGACCACAGCAAAGCTTGCTACTACATTAAATAGTTCTTTTTTCATCGGTTAGCGTTTAGAATGGTTAAAAAATCTTCGGTGTTATCTAATGCTGTCTGAGTCATTTCCTCAGTAGCTTCAACAAGCAGCTGCTCTAGGAATAAAGCAAGTACCTCTGCGTTGTTTTCATGTGTCTTGATAAAGTCAAGGGCTCTTTCAAACTGTTTCATATATCATTTTTAAGTGTTAATACCTTACAAAGATATATAAAGTTTCATATATGCAAAACATTTTACATAATTTTCCACAAATTTAGAATGATTCTAAATAAGGAATAAGCCTATAAGCGTAATAATCTCCGCAAAAATACGTCTATAAACTCACGAAATCTGCTTTCTTTTGTAGAGATATTCCTGATACTTAGTGAATACCATGTGATTAATCTTATGATGTTTTTTACATTCTCTACATTGTAGCCAATGATGTACAGTGCCTGCAGAAGTAACTACTTTTTTATTGTATCGGAAGTTAGCAGCTCCACATTCAGGACACTCATACTTTTCACCTCCATGCTGTACTGCATAGTTATGGTTAACAATGGCATAGCTATTGAGTTTCTCAAATACTGCCTCAAGTACCTCAACATCCATCTTACAATAGGCCACCATCTTATCAAGTGCCTCCTGGTCTTTGCGAAATACTATATCTTTCCACAGGTCAAGCCCTCCTGTTTCCATCTTAGCACCTACCTTGAGTAGCTTAGCTATGTAGTCAAGCTTGTTGCTATTAAAATTAAAGTACTTTTTAGCCCATTTCAGCGTATCTATGGTCTTAGGTGATGGCATAAACTGAATGCCATGAAATAAAGCTCTTGTACGTATCCATTTGAGGTCAAATCTATCCCCATTGTGAGCCACAATCTCATCTGCTTGAGCTAGAACTTTGACAAATTTCTCAATCATTTGCTTATCACTCTGACTTTTGGACCAAGTTAGGCTGTGAATTTCATCCTCACCCTCCCATTTATAGCAGATGCATATGATTGCACGTTCATGAATAATATCCTGAGGTTGGATACTTAGGTTGTATCCTGTCCTCCAGAATACTCCGACATTGAAAGAGGTCTCAATGTCGTAAAAAAGTCTTTTTCTCATAGCTTAAATAGCAGGGCAATCCTATCTAGCAGCCCCTTTTGAATTAAAAAACGGAGCAATATACCAAAAATAAACGCAACAATCACAGGCCACCATAGTATTTTATACTTAACTACCTCTTTAGCTTGAGCAGTTTTATAGATAGTCTTACCTCGTATCCTTTCAACTCTTGTTTTATATCTATACTCTATCCTTGTTTGCCATCTTGTTTTTGGTACGTACACATTATTGAATTGTATCACCGTATCCTTAGTGGTGTAGAACTTTTCCCATACAATAGTATCATTTTGTATCACAGGGATGCTGTCAACTGTAGTAATACGGATGGTGTCACTATCCTGGACTATCTTAAGTCCATTCTTTAAGGCTTTCTTATAGTGCCATTGAGCACGCTTAGGAGCTGAGCAGGATAGCAGGATGAGTATAGGTATTAAATATCTCATAGGCTTTGTAACATCTTAATCATTCGGGGGCATGGGTAAATATCTGCCTTATCTTTTCTCACACTGTTGTGCGTGTAGATCCCTGCAGTACCTTTGAATGCCTCTTTATCAATGCTGAATATCTCTGACCGGTAAGCCTTAGGTATATCATACGTATCACATAGATACTCCACTAACTGCCGAGTGCTTTCAATCTGTTCATCCGTATATTTGTACCAATGGATGTTACCCTTGTATGGTGTATCTAATGTGGTTACCATTGATGGGTCAACTACTCCCTTGACATAGTTGTAGTACTTACCATCTTTTAGCTTCAATGGTCCCCAATTACAAACCTCAATACCTACACTTAGCTTGTTTAAGTTTTGATACTTAAGTCCATGAGCTGAGAAGTCCTGACTATCTATCCCCAGGTGATAAGCCCAATGCTTAGAGCTGAAGCACTGTACTATTGTACCTCTTTCACCTATTACAAATGCAGTAGCAATTCTATCTGCATTGCTGTTCCACCAACGTGATACAGCTACAGCATTACCATTGCCTGCAGTATGGTGTAAATAGATTTGTTTTTTCTCAGACTCCTCATGGAAGTACTGAGCATTAGATAGGCGTTCCTGTAATATCTTGCTTGTGTCTAATTTCATCCACCTCTTTTTTAATATCCTTAGCTCTAGCGAATAAGTTTTTCATTGACTGCCATAGGTCAAGCCCTTTTACTGCTTTGTAGTTTTCGTTTATGCTCATCACCTCAATGGATACCAGGATGAGTGCAAGTACTTTTGTGAGCAGTAACTCTACTGAGAAAAACTGCAGGATGATATGGTTAAGAATGAATTGGTCAATCATGTAGAACATTACAACAGTTACCTCATAGAGTAACATCTTGCTAATGATTGCAGATAATCCCCTGCTAGTTACAGGCACCTTGTTTTTAATGCTCTTCCATACCCCTGTGATAGTATCAAGTACGATCACAAATCCTACTAAAAACAATAGCCCTGAAATAGGCATTAAGAATGCACTAATGGTTGCCAATAGTTTTATCCAGTTGGCTTTCATTGTAGCTAGTAGTATGGTGAGCTGTGACTTCATTATAAAATTAGGATGCTGTTATTGTATCCATTCTCAAGGAAGTTACCACACATACCTGTGCAAGTTAACTGATACGGTGTGATACATGAGCAATGGTTAAACATTGGTCTAAGGTCAGTATCCATATTGGTAGTGGATATGAATATAGGGAACAAGTTTTTGTTAGCTAATAGCCATCTAATTAAACGCTGCTCAAAGAAACTAGCTTTCTGTGCATAGTGTTCCATCCCAAAAGCTACCTCATTCCTGGATACGCTTGCAGAATAATCACCGTTTTGTGTTTGAAGTCCTTTGTTTTTTAACTGATACGTCAATCCAAATACAGCATCCTCTGCACTTCTCCATGCAATCACCGGTTGAATGAACTCAACTAGGTCAATTTCATCAGGTGTTAGTGTTTGATTGTTGTAAGCAGTAAGCAAGTGATTGTAGAACGTAGTGCCTAAGATAGGCTGAACTCTCAATGCTGCCTGAGTAGCTATGTATGGGGTTACATCCGTTACATCAACGTTTGCTGTTATCGGAGTGTTAGTCTTAAGGTAGGTTTCAGTGATAAAATATAACATTACTGAGCTGTGTTAGTAGGTTCATCAATAGGAGGTAAAGATGCTAGAGCTCTAATCTCATTGGTAGTCATTTTTTCAAGTACTTTACCAAGCAATGCATCACTTAAATTGTTTAATGCATCTTTTACTCTGCTTGTTTCCTCATCTACCTCAACAATAGTATCTCCAATGATTTGATAGTTATTGATTGTAAACTCCGCAGGGATGCGAGCAATGGTAAGTATCTCCTGAAAGATAGTAGTTATTTGTTGACGTAGCTCCATTACTACATTTTTCTCAAATATCACATAGGCTTGCTTGATATCACTACCATTACCTAAGCTACCTGTGGTACGGATACCCATTAAGATAGGGTCAATGGTATGGCTAAAACAAATCTGCTCAGTATTCAGTGCAGATGCCTCATGGAATAGCTTGTCATTGGCATTAGTAGGTAAGCTTTCAATCTTAGGTAACTGCTCAGCTGAGTTAGCAAAGAATGCAACTGCCTTACCTGCATTGGCTGCACCTTTAAGCCTGTCAATAGTTTCCTTGATCATGTGTTTTTCCTCCTCAGACTGTGGTCTCTTAGGGAACATCATAGCAAAGCTAGGGAACACACTATTTTGGATGTTACTTTTTGCGAAGTAAGATAGCTCACCACTTAAAAAAGCAAAGTTTAATGCACTTGTATAGGTAGGTAGTGGGTAATAATCTTGACCTACTGACTTAACTTCGTAACAATATAGCTGTACTTCATCCGTACAGGTGATATGATAAGGCTTAATTCTTTCAGTATCTATTCTGGTACTCCAATCATCCGATAAATAATAGTACTTTCTGCATGGTGATACCCTTACTTTCTCAGGGGATACATTCTCAATCTTAACTAATTTCTTTTTCTCACCAAAATATAGCTTGAAGTACACACGATTGTGGATGATTAACTGCTTAGTCACAGCCTTAACAGTGTGCTTGAGGTTTGCTTTCTTTTCAAATGCAAACATATCTAGTTTCTCCTGTGGTGTAAGCTTGTCAGTGGTAAGGTTAAACCCTCCACCAATTACAGCATTGGTCTTAAAGTCAACAATGGCACCATGTAAAGGTGAACTGTAGTACATTTGGTTTAGCATTTCAGGGTAAAGGTTACCCTCACCAAATCTAACCCATGACTCCTGCACGTATCTACCATTGACATAGGGCAATGTCAAGTTACCTCTCCCTACCGGTAGGAATGGGGTGCTAAATGATTGATAGCCCTCCACCATTTCGGGGCCTTTTGGTTTAATGTTAAATAGTCTTTCGTACCAAGCCATAGTTAGTCATATATTGATGTACCTGCAGGACCACTGACCACAAGCCTACCCTCTTCAATGACTACACCTGTAGTCTGTGCTATTGAAAGAGGCAGAACGAATGGGGTTGAGCTCTCATATACCTGGTAAGTGTACTGACCTTTCAAGAGTGAGATATCTGTAGGCTCATCTAGAGTAAACAGATTGTATCTTTCTGGCCATGCACTTGTATCAGCAGATGTAAAGAGCTGTGGTGTGCTAGTGGTATTCATTTCATTAGTGAATACAAACAAATAGTGTGGTGTACTAACCGTAGTTACCTCTGAAAGAGTTAATACGAATTGATTAATAACACCTTGATCTAAGTATATCACACCTATATTAAATTAGGTTTGTCAAATGTTCATAAAAAAAAGCCCCACCATGTGGCAGGGCTCTAATATAGAGAGGTAGAATTGCTTATTGAACTCCGATATTTGCTAAATCATTAGCAGTCATATCAATGTTGTAAGCTAAGTAAGGGTTCTCAGCTACCAAAGTAACTGTATATTTAGAACCATCAGCTCTAGCTGTACCTGAACCCTCACCTGTAGCAGATAACTGCAAGTATGGGAAGTACCAATATAAGCCATTAGCATCTAAGATGATTGCTGTTAAGTATTGCTGTCCTGTTCCTAGGATTTTAATAGCACGAGACTTATCAGCATCTCTTCTGTGGAATACTAAGTTAACTGTCTGAGTTACAAAAGAGCTACCATTAACTAGGTCAATAGTGCTATCCTCTGTATAGTTTGATGTGTTTCTACGTACCTCAAATGGTTGGAATAAATCACCACTCGGTATTAAGGTGATACCTGTAATTTGCCAGGCATTTGCACCAGTTACTGTAGATGGGTCAGCAGGAGTGATAGAAGCTATCTCATCCTGAGTATTAATCCAAACACCATAGATACCACCAATGTTGTTTAAACATGGTTTTACGATTGTCTCAAGAGATTGACATGTAGCCATTGTGTTAAAGTATTAAAGAGCCCCCTTGGTAGAGGGCTCAAAGTTATTTATTAAGAGTAGAAAACAATTTCAGCAGGGTTAACAAAGTTGAAACCTACTTTCATGTTAGCACGTGTACGGATGTAAGGCTCAGCTACAGTATCAGCTAAGTTAACAGCACGTAAGTCAGAGCTATCACCCTCAGCATCGAATGCATAGATAAGGTTATCTTTCAAAGTCCACACGAATGTGTTGTTTGACATACCTGGACATACTACAATCTTAACACCTAAGAAAGTCAAAGACAAATCTTGAGTGATGTAAGCTTGAGTGTTACCTGAAGCTACTCCTAATCGGTAGATGTTCACCAACTGAGTAGGCATGTACAAACGTAAATCAGCTGTACGTGTAGCAATAGTAGCAGGTAAAGCAGCAAATGCAGTAGACAAAGCAGCCTCTAATGCAGTAAAGTTAGCAATTGAACCTGAACCACCACTGATAACTGCAGGGTCAGCAGCTAACAACTTCTCATAACCATCACACAAAGCAAGTGTAGGGTTTAATGAAGTTGTATCACCTTGCCAACGGATAAGCTCGATATCTCCGTTAATTTTGTTAGCCATCTCACCCCAATAGAATGACATGAAAGATGCAACAGAGAAATCTCCGTTTGAACCTTTTGACATTTGAAGAGCTAAGAAAGATTGCTCTAAGTCAAACTGACAAATTTGAGCCATTGCAGAAAGTGCACATACGTCAATTTCTTTAGCATCTAGGTCATCAGATGGTGCAGTGAATGCACAAGTAGATGGTTGTAAGATGTTACCAAAAGTAACACTAGCTAATTTAGTTTTGTACTTTACACCTGGCAAAGAACGGTAGTTATCAGCAGTATCCTCAGACAAATATGCCTTAGAATAGAATGCCTCTGGGTTAGCAGCTAATAAAGCTGTAGGATCTACTTGTAGATCGAATTTAAGTTTACGCATTTTATTTGTTGTTTATGAATTTGTTTACACTAGAAAATCTTTGATGTGCACTCAAAGTCACACCCTCACTCATCACCTCTTCCTCTACTTCTACAGATAAAGCCTCCTCAAGTTGGTTCTTAAGATCAGCAATCATAGCAAGTAGAGCATTCATTTGCTCATCCATTGCAGGCTTAACAATAGCAAGGATAGCCTCTGCATCAGCTACAGGGTCTACTGCCATTGTTGTTTCCTCTGCAGGAACTTCCGCTGTTACTTCCTCTTCGATAACAGTTTCCTCTAGAGCTACTTCCTCAGAAGCCTCTACTTTTTCAACATCTTTTACTTCAACTACTTTACCATCCTTTACGATGTAGATTTTTTCGTTGATGATGTGCTCGCCGTCCGGCAACATTAACTCATTCATTTGTGTATTATTTTGGGATTGTTTTTGCTCTTTCAATTTCATGCCTAAGTACCCCTCAATACTGAAACCTATCTGCTCTTGACTAACAAGCTCAGCATAGTATTCTTTGTCAGTTACCTGAGCTGTTACCATTAGTGTACCCTCCGGTACTTCAATACCAAATGATGAGTAAGCTTTGTCCTCTTTTGGGTTATCTACTATCCATGCCTCAAGTACATAGGCAGGAACGGTCTTAGATTGGTCATGCTCCAGGTTGAATAGGTCTCGGTTGACCATCTGCTGCATGAACTTGCCATGAATTTTCTCTATCTCCTCCTTGCTAAACTTGACATTGTACTCCTCTTTGCTATCCTCATCAAATCGGTATATCTCCATAGGTATCAAAGCAGGTGCAGTGATACGGTACTTGAGTTCATCCGAAAAGAATAAGGGCTTAGCTTGAGCACTGAATGCCATACCCTTAACTTTGATTGCAGGAGTAGCTGTAAAAGCTATCTGCTCAATGCCAAGGTCCTCACCATTTTCAGCGTATGCTGGGTCAATGGTTATTTGATAGGTAGGGATATTGTCTTTTGCCATCTACCTATATTAAAAAAAACGTATATTTGTTCAAAAATTATAACATGATAACTATCTTAAACAAGGAAATTCCCAACCAACTTGAAGAGCTAACCATTGAGCAATTCGAGGCAATAACTGATATCAATAACAATCAGGAACTTGACCCCATTGATAAACACCTCCAGGTATTCGCTTACCTTGGGATACCTGAGTCTGAGTTTTGGGATTATGACGTGGCAGATTTTGTGGGGATGGTCAAAGAATTTAACTCAACAGAACGCAAAGAGTATCCGGTAGTAGAAGAGCTTGAGATTGATGGCTACATATACAAGGCACAAATGAAGTTAACAGTACGTGATACTAAGATGATTGAGAAAGTAGCATTAAGAAAAGAGAAAGGATATATCTCTGAGATGTTGGCTATCATGTTCAAACGTGAGGACCTTACACCCACTGAGCACTACACAGATGCACATATCAAGCAGAAAGCAAAGCTCATCCGTAAATTGAATGCAGCTATCTCCATTCCATACATGATGTTTATCGCACAGAAAATAGGACAGCAAGCTAATGATCAAGCTACCGAAGCAGTGGAGCCAAGTAACTCTTGAGCAGTTCATTGAATTTAGTCAGATAGATAAAGAGCAGGGAGCCTACCATTACAATAGTGAGGCTCTCTCTATTTTATCGGATGAACCAATTGAGGTAATTGAGGACCTTGACCTAGATGAGTTAGCAGAACTTATTAACGAGTCAAGATGGTGTACCTCTGAGCCATCCAAAAGATATAAGCATGAGCTGTTAGGGTTGAAGCTTAAGCCACTCAGTAAGCTAACGCTATACGAATACATTGACCTTGACTATTTCTTTAGCAATAACTACATCACTAATCTTGATAAGGTATGTGCTATCCTGTACCGGCAAACTAAACTCAATGAATGGGGTGATGAAATCATGGAGCCCTATGACTTTGACTGCAACATTAGAGCTGAGAAATTTCATGACTTACCAATCACTGATGTGTATGGTATTATTCATGAGTTCCTGAAGTTCAGAGATAACTTCCTTAAGACCTATGAAAACTTATTCACCGGTGATCTAGATACTCCACTCACTGATGAAGAGAAAGCTAACATGGAGCCTGAAGAGATAAAAGAAATTGAGAAAGAACAGTCTCAGGTAAAGTGGTCATGGGAACAAACCATCTATGGCTTGACTAATGGCGACATAACTAAGAGTGATAAGATAGGTGTCCTACCACTCGTTTATGTTTTCAATATCTTGTCTATGAAAAAAGAGTTAGACATCTAATGGGAACCCTGGAGTAAATCCTGCAGGAGGGTCAACTGCCTCAAATGTGTACACAATTTTCTGCTGTTTCTCAAGTACCTCAACAGCCTGTACTAATGGATACTTTTTTGTAAGCCATTCAGTATACTGTCTATAAATTTCTGCTGTGATACCTGCAGCATTTAGCTCCTCAGTAAATTGTGCCACGAAATCACGAGGGGTGATCACTCCACCATTCCAAAGAAACGCACCATTGTTAAGAAAAATAAAGTAGTACATTGCTACTATTTGTATCTCTAGTTTTTGGAAGCCTGTTATCTTAGCATTGATACGGATACTTTCTACGAGTGTACCCTCACCATCCACAACATCATTACGAATAATTCTCTTTAAGATGTTAGCCATTCTCCTACGTGTAGGATATAGCACATTGAACTCCCCTGTGTTTGCGTATCTAGCCATTCTGCTCTTCTTTTAATTTCTCTAAGTACTGCAATAGAGGTAGGGCATACTTCATTGGTAGCTCAGCCAAGTATGCTTTAATCTCCTCAAGTTGTTTTTCGTCTAGTGTTATCATGATATTATTGTTACTCCTATAGCATCTGCTACATATTCATTAACCACATTGTTATCCGTACCCCAGGTTGCAAACTGCTCATCTGTCATGGTGTAGTTACCATCCAATAGGGGTATACCTTGCTCATCATATAGTTGCCAATAGGTTTGAGCTGTGGTAGCATTAGTGGCAAAGTTAAGTACAAGCACTGACATCTGAGATGCTGTGCCTTTTGTTGGTATGTTAAGTGGTTGTATCTGTATCATTAGTAGAAGTTTTGCCAAGCAGTGCCGTTGTATCCGCAGTGCTTGTTGTTAGTTGTATCATATACTACCAATCCTGCAGCAGGTGCAGCTATAGCTAACATCTGTGCATTGGTCATTCGTGGAGGTAGGAAGCCTTTTGTTGTTGAATCAATTTGCATTGTTGCACTAGCGTTCGGTGTTGATGTATTAGCAAATGTACCAGTGTTATTTTTTATCCACCATCTATTAGTTAATGATTGTAAAGTAGTTCCTGAAGCTAAAGATGTAGCGGTGCTTAAGATAATATCTCCACCCAAACCAGTACCCGTACCTTTACCTCCTGCAATAGTAACGCTTCCACCGTCTAAATTAGTTCCGTATGCACCCGAGCCATTTATAGTATACGAAGTGCCTGCACCACCGTTATAAGTTCCGTCAGGATTTTGTCTAATTTTACCACTTCCGAAATATATATTAGTTATTGGTGTTAAACCCATATAAGTGGTTGATGAAGCAACAGCAAATTCACCAGAAGCAGCACGCGTATAGGATACAGCAATTCCCCCTGCTTCTGCTTGTCCATTATTTACAGCTATGGCATAATTTCCCAATGCTCTTGCATTTGAACCTATTGCTATATTTTGTGAACCCGTACCTGCACCAAGTTGATTGAAGTAATAACTACCATTTGAATTTACACCAAAAGAGGAAGAGCCATAAGACGTTAATAAAATTGAAGATGGTATTGTTAAATTTCCGCTTACCCTAGCAGTACCATTAACATCTAACTTAAATCCTGCATTAGTTGTAGTACCTATACCTACATTTCCATTTGAAAAAAAACGGCTTGATGTAGTACCTGCTATGGTTAAATCAAACCCACCTTGTGTCAATGTTCTCGCAGCAGTCAACGTACCATCTGCATTATAGATGTTACTACCTGATATAGTCAAGTTACCACTACCTAAGATAGAGTTACCATTAATGGTCTTGATGTTGGTACCACTAACAAGAGTATCCTGCTTAGCATTCAATGCACTCTGCAAATCTGTTTGACTAGATAGTGTTCCTGTGATACTTCCCCAGGTTGCACCACCCGATGCTGCTGCAATAATCTGAGCACCTGTAATAGCTGTGTTGACAGGCAATCCTCCAACAATAGAGGTGCACTCAATCAAATCAGTAGCCTGTAAATTTCCTGTGTGAGGTGTGAGGGTTGGCCTCCAATCACCCCACCAATTCGGTGCACTCATACCTATATTACTTTAAGCCTCCGAAATGTTTATACAGGAACTGCACAATCAGTCCAATCATTAACCGTTAATGTGATGTTCATGACATAGCCTGCAGCGTAGTCAAGTAGATCATTGTTCAAAGGTTGGAAGCTAGGTATACCAATCACATCAAAGCTATAGTCATTGCTGTAGGTAAAGTAAACATAAAGGTCATTAAGTATCTGCTGTGTATCGCTTAGGATTGTGATGATGTTAGCTCTATCCTTTTGGATGATGTCAAAGCAGTAGATGTCAAAGTTAAACTCTGAGGTGTTATCTGCAGGGTTAACAGTTACCGGTACCACAAAAACAATAGGATACTTTTCATCCTTAGTAGCGAAGTTAAATATCTGTTCCTTGAAATCACTACCAACCTTTTTAACCTGGAGGTGATTGTTGTAGAACTGCTCAATGTGGTCTATGATTGCTTGTAGTGAGTTCATTAGAGTTCAGCGTTTTTATTAATCTTATTTATCTTATTTTGTACGTTGGTTACTTGTGTCTCAGATACTACAGCTGTGACAGTCATTGATGTGTTATTGTTACCACCTGCACTCATTGTACCTCCAGCATTAGCTGAGCCAAAGAGCTGAGCACCTTGAGGTACGGATTGTGCTACACTAGAACCACCACCTGTAGACTCTGAGCTTGTTCCACCACCACCTGCAGATGGGCTGCCTCCTGAGGTAAGTATCTGCTTAGCCTTGGCTACGTTGGTAGCAATCTGTATGATACCTGTAGCAAACTGAGCAACCCCTGCAGCTCCACCTGTTACTGCGTTCAATGCATTAGCTTGTGATGCAGCAACTAATGAAGATATAGCCTTGGCTGTGTCAATACCAATCTGTATCAATGCATTGGCCTTATTAAACTTCTCTAGTTTCTTTTGGTCCTTGATGAATGCAGCACCTACGGTATTAATACCATTGGCAATATCTGCAGCTAGTTGTAGCTTAGCATCTCTTTCCTTTCTAGCGTTTTCAATTTTAGCTATAGCAGAGTCCTCTTCTATTTTCTTTGTATCATCCTCATACTTTTTCTTAAGTGCTGCCTTAAGTATCTCATTGTCCTCTGCTAGTTTTAACTCTGCATCATACTTTTCTTTAAGGGCCTGAAGTTTCTTTTGGTCCTCATCGAGTGCTGCATCTGCTACAGTCTTAGCTAACGCTTCCTGTTGCTTTAACTTGGCATCTGCTCTCTTCTGATTTTCTGCCTCCTCCTGTTGAGTATACAAATCAGTTAATGTTTTCTTTTGCTCCTCCGTTAGTGTAGCATCTGCTAGAGTCTGAGCACGAAGCTTGTCATACTTAGCCTTAGTCATGGCTAGCTCTTTAGCTGTTCCCTCCTCCATTAGCTGTAGCTGTAGATCAGCAATGATGTCATTACCTTTCTTTAAGTTATCTGCCTCAGTCTTAGCCTTGTCCTCTGCAAGCTTATTGAGTTCCTGCTGCTGTTGAATTCTGAACATCTCATTAAACTTAGCCTTTTCTGCTGCTGTTTTATTGGCATCAGTTTTAAGGTCATTCATCAACCTAGCATACTTCTCATTTACTATAGCTACCTCTCTTGCATTGGCATCTTGTATCTGAGATAGTTCAAAGTCTCTGAGTGCTCTAGCGTTATCCAATCTATTTTTAGCTGCTTGCTTTGCTTTCTCTCTAGCTCTCTCTGCTGCTGCTGCTGCCTTATCTGCTTCCTTTTCTGCTGCTGCTGCGGCATCATCTGCTGCTTTCTTTTCAGCTTCTCTTTGGTCTGCTAGCTCTTGAGCCTTGATACGTTTACGTTCATTGACTCCTGTCTTGATTATTTTATTCTCAGCATCAATCTGCTTTCTTAACTCTTGTCGTTTCTTAATAGCCTCTTCACCCTCCTGGTGTGCCATTGCATCAAGTGCTTTCTTAGCTGCATTCTTTCTCTTGATGGACTCTTTCTCTAGTGCTCTTGATTTGTCTAGCTCAAGCTGAGTAGTATCCTTACCGGCAATCTTAGCCATGGCAATCTCTTGGTCAAAGTTTTCGGATAGTGCATCAGCACGTTTCTTTGAACTCTCTGCTACTTTCTCATTGGCCTTAGCCATACGTTCAGCATTCTCATCTGCTGCATAACTACTCAATCCTAGCCAATCACTCAAAGCCTTGAGCCCCTCAATCAATGCATTGATAGGTATCATTAAAAAGTCAAGGATTTTCTGTAGCACTCCTATCTTGTGTAGGAATATCACAATGGCTGCCACAATAGCAATGATAACAGCAATCAATAAAAAGATAGGGTTAGCTAGAATGGTAGCACCTAATGAAACGAATGCACTACCAACAGTCATGATAACGGATGTTAGTGATTTGAATGCACCACCAATAGCCTTAGGGTCAAGGTTACCTAGAGTGCTCTTGAATACATTAGCCTTTTGAGCAGCCTCATCAAAGTCAAGACTAAGCAAGCTATCTTTAATACCCCCTAAGCTGTTGGATACCTGCTCAAACTTGGAACCTGTCGCAAAGGTATTCACTGCCTCATTGGCATCGGATAGTTGGTCCTTTAATTCCCCTGCTCGCTGTGATAACCTGGCAATATCTGCAGGGTCAGTTGCATCAGCAATGGCACCCTTTAATGATTTTAACTCTGCTTTAATGGCACCAATGCCACTGAGCTTTAATGGTATTTCTACTTCATTCATCTTATGGCTTGTAATATCTTATTTCTAATGTGTTCATTCCAAGGTAGTCATCTGCAAAACCTACCCCTATTTGTGTGGTGTTAATGTATATGCTATTGTTACCAGGTATATATTGAGCACTGATAACACAATCAAAATATACATTGTTAATCATGACTGTGAGCTCAGTATCTAGGATAGCACCTAGATCCCACTTCTGGATGAAGCCCTCATACTGACCTATGCCATTCCTTACCCATACAATATCTCCAAAGCTAGACTCTTTGACATAGGCTACAGGGTCATTGGTTCCTGTTTGGTCAAGCAATGCAGTGTATCTGTAGTAGGGAGGGTCAACAGGTATGCCGTTCACCTTGCCGTATACAGTTAGATTATCAGTGTAGATACCATCCTCTTCAATCGTAGCATCATCTGCTACCACTACTACCTTGAGCCCGGGGTTAACATTGTTACCCTTACCGGTTACTATACCTGATGTGCTGTTAGGTACAATGTTAGTGTTAGCTGTAATACTCTTGATGATAGTATCATTGGCCACCTGAGTGATAGGACCTACACTACCAATTCCTACACCTGGGGATGGGGAGCCTGTAGCAAAGGGCATGAACTGCACCTCAGTGTCTATACTGATTAGCTCTACCTGTGTGAGCTGATTGCCATTGGCATTGTAGTCAATGACCTTGTTAATGTTCCACCATGAGTTATCAATGCGTATCTTATCATTGAGCTCTAAGGGTTGGATGTCAGACTCTTTAAGATTAAAGAATGCAGTCAACATCTTACCGCTATTAATCTGCCCCATGGTCCGTCTCCAATACCTGTTGTACAGATTGTTCTGCGTTAAGGTACTTGGCATGTAGTAGTAGTATGCACAGGTTGCATAGTTCAAATCCCAAGTAGGATTGAGTGGGTCATCGAAATGTCCTACATACGGGTAGCTTGTAACACCTGTCATACCCGTTGTACCGTAGTCATAGATGTTAAACGCTTGGCACGTGGTTAGTCCTACCTCAGCTGTAGAGTCATACAAGATACGGATGTTAGTATCAGGCTGTGCTCCTGATAGCATTGGAACGAATGCACCAAAGACTGTATCAATGATTGGTGTAGGGCTAAACAATACAGCCTTAGTAGTTACATCCTTGACATACTCATTGTCAAAGATAACCTCTGCTTGTCCGTAGATTTGATTGGTAGCATTGGTGTAGATCGTATTGGCACTATCCTTATCTGCCTTGTATGTGAGTATTACTTTCTTACTTGTTAGCTCAGGTAAGAATGACAATGACTGCTCTTTGTCCTTGGCTAGCTTGTATGTCCAATCTACCTCTTTACCTGCATCGTAGTAATCATCCCTATGGATTAGGTTCAACTGGTTAGGCTGTGATTTATCTACCTCAGCATACAGGTTGAACATGTTAAATATAGCCTTAACAAATTCATTCTGCTTTATCTTCTTAGGCACGTAGTCATTCACATCAATGGTACCACCAATTGCTACAATGTTACTGCTCGGGGTGATTGTTATATCTGCCGAGTTAATGGTTAGGCTTAGTTGATATGGTACAATATAGTAACCTCCTGCAGTATTAAAGATAGCCTGTACATTGCTAGTCAATGCAGTTAGCTGTGGTAATATGTTTGGGTCGCTAGCTTGTATGGTTACTATTAATGTGTCCGTAGTTATGTTGGTAGTACCTGCTGCAGGTGCACCTGGTCCATTGTAAAAAGGTGAAGCTGAGTTTACGTTGTATGGTGCATTAAAAAAGTTCAGGTAGAATGTAGGTGTACCTACTGATATATTGGCTACAGGACAAATGATGTCAAGACTAAAGTTAATCAATATCTTTATCTCATAGTACTGAGCATTGGCTGAGCTTATGTTGAATGGTGTAGTGTATACACCTGTTACCGGGTCAAAGATATTCTGAGAATCCTCTATCTCATTGAGCCCTGTGAATGTATAGGTACCTGTGGTAGGAGTAACTGATAGAGGTGATACAACCGTACTAGGAGTAGTCTTCTCTGCTCTCACCACATAGTCTAAATAATCAAAGTTATCAATGCCTCCGTTGTATGGAATGATGAGCTTGTCAAACTTAGTATTGCTTAGAGTAGGCCAATTGTATGTAAACCCTGAGTCAGCAAAGATGCGATCTAAGTAAGTCTTAGCAAAGATAGTAGGCTTGAATTCCTGAGTAGTGTAGAACACATCACCACTGCCAGGTAGGAAGTACTTGAAGCCATCCACCACAGTGTTGCTAAATCTGTTCACCACATTGAATGCATCGTATGTATGGTTGAGGTCACTGAAGTCTATATCAGTTAGCTCTTTGTTATTGATGGCTGTAAAGAAATCGGCTTTGCTTTCCTTGACCAATACCTCATACTCCACATGCTCCTCATACCCATCTGTGAGCTGCACCTTTTTAACAGCTGTGAGCTGTAGGCTTGCATCCTCCATGACAGGTATTCCATCCTGGATAACTGAGCAGGTAGTCACTGCATTGATGTCAAACGTTCCTGCTTGGATGTTCACATCATAGTAATGGTTCAGTAGGTCATTGTTATTCTTGCTACCTACCAATGTAATGGTCTTAGAGAAGTTACCTTTCCTTTGACTTATATCTCTGATGTCTCCTACCTGAAATGTCAAAGGGAATGAAGTACCCTCCTTAACATCAAGGTATCCTGTTGCTAGTTGTATCCTAACCATTGACCATGTCGTTATTAGCTAGCTTAATTATAATGCTTTGCTTGATTAAGTTCTTATTCCGTTGCTTGTATTTCTCAAATGATGAGGTAACTATATTGCAGCTGATATACTCAGTGCTTGCCGGTATATCACAGCTCTCATCATAGTTGCTTACCTTAAAGTATGTGTAAGGTGAGCTGATGAGTTCAGTGAAGTAGGTAGCCATCTCCTCAGTCATCCAATCGGTGTTGAGGTCAATGGTGTTATCTACACTCACATAGCTATTGATGTATCCTCTATCTGTTAGGTTGTAGTTCCATGAACCTGCATCAATGTATCCTGCTACATCCTGATTGTATTGCTCACGCTGTACTGTGCCTCTTTCGTATGCTCTACCTGTGAATGCAAAGCTACCCCATGAACCATAACGGTCAAGGAATATAATGCTGTACTCTTGCATCCTAACTCTGCGATCTATGTTCACTTTGTATGGCTGTGTAACTTGGTTACCATTGTGCTCATAGTAATACTCATAGTAATCAGTGGTAGGCTTAATCAATGGCAGTGTACCTGAGATAGCAGTCAATGGTCCTGAGTTGTTAGGACCTACTGCGTTACCTGTTACGTGGTCAGTGGCAATTACTGATTTCTCAAACATCTCACCACCATCATTGGTAAAAATAATCTTGTGAGTACCTGGTCCTGGTCCACCATACACAGCGTTCATCCAAAGGTCTTGAGATAACGTGCAATAAAATTCTCTAGTAGGGCATGAGGTAAGGAAGCTATCTGATGGACTCGTTAGGTAGTAGTTACTGAATAAGTAGTAAGGCCATTGAGTCCAAGGTAGTGCCCCATTGAATACATAGTTGTTTGCCTTGATTAGTATGTTCCTAGTCACAGTCTTTCTACCATCAGCATAGGTGATATCACCATTGATTGCTGCATTGGTTACCAATGACCAAGGGCTATTAACTACCAAGTAACCTACACCAACTGATAGCACAGTGAACAATCCCTCAAGGTTAGGGTTAGCTAGTCCACCATCTGATTGAGCAATGACTATCTGATCACCTGCCACAAAGCTATTGGTTACGTTAATCTGTACGTTACCTCCGTTGTTAGTTAGGGATGCTGTATACTGAACTATGGTTAGGTACTCCTCACCTACATGAACATCATACTTGTAATGGCTGTTAGGTGCATCGTATACTGTGGTGTTATATGGGAACAAGTCAAAGCTTACCTTAGATTGTAGTAGCTTGCTTAGGTCAATCTCACCATAGAATGTACTGGCATTAGGTAGCACCCTATACTCTGCTATTTGATTAGTGGTACCACTCTCATAGATGTCAAAGATAAACTTGAAACCTGCAAAGCCTGAGTTAGTACTTGCAAAGAAAAACTTAATCGGGTTGTACGCAGGAGTTAACACCTGTGGTACAGCTATAGTGAACATTGCCATACCTATATTATTCTATGCAGCCAAAGTGTTTCTAAAATGCGTAGTAGCTATCATCCGTATAGTACTCCTGTCGGATGTGAGTAGTGGCATACCTGATTGCATCCATCGCATCATCAAACATCTTGACCGGTTCATCAGTGATCATGTCTCCTACTTTTTTCCACTTGTAATTCTCATACTCTTTCTTGAGTGCCTTATCATCCTGGCAGAACACACCAAAGGTCTTGATGTTGTCTATCCCTTTCTTGACTACCTTGTTTGCATTCTGAACATCATACCCTGCGTTGTTTAACTCGGCAATAATCTCAGGTCTTGCGTAATCTGCTACAATGGTGACAGTCTTCTCCACGTTGAAGCTTTGCATCTTGTCTATGAGCATCGGTGTAGTCAGGTAGCTTTCATATATCACAGGCTCAATGTAGATGTCATTGTCACACCAATAGACTCGCATGAGTGCTGTGGGGTGATTGTATCCAAAGTCCAAGCCATACACATAGTTCACAAACCTAGCAGGCCGATGAGGTATGAATGACCAATTAGAGTAGATGTTACTCTTGCTGATTGCTTTCTCACCCAATGCATAGATTTGATATAGTGCCTCATCCGTTCTCTTGAGGTCCTCAATCTGAGCTCTGATACTCTGAGGTAGGAATGGGTTATCTTTGTACGTTGACTTGATGAGTATGCTTTCCTCCATTGGTAGCTCATACAGCCATGAGGTTGACTCACTTGGGTTGTAGTCAAAGATTAGCTTAGACTCCGTTCTCATGTTCAGCTGAGTGAAGTCATCGAAGTATAGCTCATTGGCTTCGTTGCACCAAGCTATATCTCTTTTCCTACCTCTAATCTTTTGCTCATCATCCACACTAAAGAACTCCACAATGGACCCATTAGGGAACGTGTAGATGTGCTCACTCTTGTTGTGGTCCTCCACTGAGTAGATGTTTAGTTCCTTGAGTATCTCAATGAAGTCTCTGAGCACTGTTGCCCTTAGAGCAGGGAATGTCTTTCTAATGATACTTACTACCTTGTTATTGTTCTGTAGGCAGTAGATGATAACTAACTGACATAAGCTGTAGGTCTTGGATGAACGGGAGCCTCCCTCATTAATCACAAACCTAATCCCCTGGTCATTGAGTGCTGCGTAGTTTTTCTCAAATATGACTGTGCTCTTTATCTCCATTAGCTATTTGGTATGCATTCATTAACATAGCCATCTGCCTGCCATCGCTAGCTACTGCCCTCCTATCTATCCTTACCTGTACCCCTTTCATCCTGTAGATGTAATCCTCTACCACTCTACACATGAATTCAATCTGCATCCGGTCTTACAATGGTTACCTTGATGCTGTCTATCTTTTCTCCCTTAGTGGTAGTGTCTACCCGTTCGGTTAGGTTGTTGAGACGTTGAGTAATGGATGCATTGTACTGCCCGGTCATACCTCCTTCGATTTGGTCCATGCGGATTGCCTCCTCTATGCGTGAGCAGATTGTCGTATACGCTGAATATCTCCCCTCATAGTTTGCGAAATAATCCTGAACACTCTGCCCCTTATCTGCAGCAAAAGTCCTGAAACCCACTTGAGTAAGCGGCCTCTCTAATGGTACCGCTGTAGCCTCACCTGTCTTTGTGGATAGGGAATAGGAGTACCTTGGGTTTTCCTTGCACCAACGTTTGTAGGACTCAAATAGATCCCACATTGCTTCAGGTGTTTCTATGTGTTTAGGCCTCATCTGACTCAGGTTCTACTCCTTTGAATTTCTTACTCTTAGGCTCTACCTCTTCAAAGATATGGCCTATACCTTTCTCAGTCCAGAAATCAGCCTCATTAGCTGTATCCTCAGTAATGGTGAAAGATACCTCTCTACCATTTAGATATACGGTAATGTACTTACCGATATGCTCACTCTTTACTTTCTTTGTCATATTCGTATTGTTCTAAAAATAACCATGCATAATATAGTACTACCCAAAGACCAAAAGCTTTCATTGACATTTCAGTGTTCTCCCTGACTAGAAAGAACGCACCGGTTAATGCAGTGAATGTAGCAATGATGCTAATTATTTGAGAAAGTCTCATACCTATATTGTAAGTTACGCAAATTTTGTTTAATTTCAGTTATCAGGTAGTGAGCTGAGGTAACCGGTATATCAAAGTACTTAGCCATGCTTCGAGCTGTGGTATATCCTTTGTCAATGTATGCCTCAAACACTATCCTGTGCACGTTGTCACTTATTTGTGATCTATATATTTCAATCATCCCCTTGTGAGTGCTGTATATCTTATCCTCAAGTATCTTAGCCTGTAGGTCCTGTTCATCATCTGCCTCATCACTGGGCTCATACTCCATGGATGTGACCCTATCATCCCTATGGCTTAGAGATGTGTTCCATAGTATTTGATACTTGATGGTGTTTAGCAGGTAACTCTTCACCTGGTCCTCGGTATCAGCATCCTCATTAATGGTTAGCACATGCAGGTAACTGTTATTAATTACCGTATCTGCCTCAATCTTACTCCCTAGCTTAGTTAGAAAGTACAGCGTGTAAGCCCTTACCTCATGGTAATGGTTATTGATGTACCTGTCTAAGAGCTTTTTCATACCATACCATAAAATCTTTGTACCATACCTTTCGCCTCACCGATGCACAAAAGCATTCCCTAGGCTGTGGGCCATCATACTTTTGACGTATCTTGTAGAGCTGAACACATGAATGCTTAGAGTACTTCGCAGCATCCGATTGTGCATCAATCTTATCTACTATCTCTATGTCAGTTTGTTCAAACATAATTCTAATGCATAGGCACCCAGTGCTGCTTGACATGCTAGGATAAAGTCCTGATGCCATGCCAATGTAAGCCAAAAGGCCACACACTTACTACAGCTCAATGCATCTAGTAATTGTATGGCCCATGTGCCAGGTATAAAGGACATGTAAATCCTAGTAATAGTTGCTTGTAGTGGTTCAAAATTGCACCACCACCAAGCTATAGGTATGATAAGTAAGAGTTCCATTTAGACAAATATACTCTAAAAAAGCTATCGTAAATCTCAGTGGTAACATTTCTGCCCTGCATGAACCGGTATAGCTTAGCATAGTTTACCCCCATATCCTCAGATAGATGGGTTAGCTTATATCTCTTGGATAGCTTGCCACGTATCTCTCTACGCATCCAATCAGATAGCTGTTGGTCCTCAGAAAGGTAGATCGTCAGTGCTCTCATCTGTAGTGTCAAAAGTTTTTCTTAATTTATCAACAGCACTATTCTCAGTACTTGAGCTCAAGCTCATGGTCCAAGCTTCAATGGAGTTAAAGTAC